CCCCCCACCCCTCTGACATTGTCTGGACGGGGCAGGTGCTGCCAACAATCGCAGTACCCTGCGGCTTTCAGGCCTTTGTTGGGGGCCGGTGTCTGTCCGGGAGACTTCAGGTTTCCGGATTATTCACCCTGTATCCGGCTTCGTCTCCACAGCGCGATCAGGACAACCAGACCGGCCCTGATATCATTCGGCAAAGCCCAGTAACTCGCGCTGACGCTGCCAGTCGTGGGGAAGTTTTCCGATCCGCTTGAGTTTTTCTGCGGTCAGTTCTGGTGGATGCCTGCTGGAGACAATGTTTTCGATGATGTCGGGGGCGAGAAACGCCAGCGGCAGGAAGCGGCTGACATCGTTTTCCGCAACATGGTTCAGGCGGGCAATGTCACGGACGGAGACGGCTTCACCCCTGACCAGTTGCTCAAGCCAGTTTGTGGCATTGGCAACCAGCTTGACCAGCAACGGGTCCCGGTTCTCGGACGAGTTTCCTGAAGCCAGCACAATTTTGCTCTCTACACCCCGCCGCCGCAGGGTCACTGGAAATTCAATGTGAATGGGTCTGTCCTCACCTGTGAGCGGTATTGCATACATTTGTATGCGGATGGCCTCACCGCCCAGGTCAATCCGCTCAACAAAGCCCAGCAGGACCTTGCGTTGCAATACGGGATTCGGGGATGCAATCTGCTCTGACAGCCCGGCTGCCAACCCAATGACCTTCTTCAACCGGGATGGTGTCGAAGCTTCCAGTCCTAGCTGGCTGACAAGCCGGCTATCCTCGCCGAGAAATTCCTGAAGGGCTTTGACAATCAAACGATCAAGCATGCCGGCAGGCAAGCGCCAGCCATCGTGGAACTGCCCAGCATCCTGAGCCCGTTCCTGCGAGATGTAATAGTGATACCGCTTGCCTTTCTTGCCGGACCGAATCGGCGTCAGACGGTCTCCCTGTTCATCAAACAGCAATCCGGTCAGCAGATTGAGGCCTGCGCTGTTTGTCGTTGTTGCCCTCGGTGCCGCATTGTCGTCCAGTTTGTGCTGAACGGCGTCCCAGGACTTCTTGTCCAGGATTGCCTCATGACGTCCCGCATGGGTTTTTCCTTTGTGGGCAATCTTTCCGGCATAAACCGGATTGCGCAGGAGCTGGTAAAGATGCCCCCTGCTGAAAACCTGTCCCCCGGTCGTCTTGCCGTTGATGTTGCGGACCTTGGTGCGCAACCCCAGACGCTCCGCCTCAAGGGTGACAGTCCGGACTGTGCCATGCTCAAGATAGAGTTCAAACAAGGCCCGGACGACCCTGGCTTCGTCCTCAACGACAACCAGTTGCTTGTCCTGGTTGATATATCCCAGGGGTGGCAGGCCGCCCATCCACATACCCTTCTTTTTGGAGGCAGCGATCTTGTCGCGGATGCGTTCTGCCGTAACTTCCCGCTCAAACTGGGCAAAGGTCATCAGGACATTGAGGGTCATGCGCCCCATGGATGTTGAGGTGTTGAACTGCTGGGTGACGGAAGCAAACGATACTTCTGCGGCGTCAAGGGTTTCGACGATTCTGGCGAAGTCTGTCAGGGACCGCGTCAGACGGTCGACCTTGTAGACGATGACCAGATCAACGGATCCGGCTTCAACGTCTTCCAGCAACCTCTGCAGGGCAGGGCGGGCCATGGTGCCACCGGACAGTCCGCCGTCATCATAGTGGTCTTTGAGGCAAATCCAGCCCAGACCTTTCTGGGAGGCAATATAGGCTTCACAGGCTTCGCGCTGGGCGTCCAGACTGTTGAACTCCTGCTCAAGACCTTCCTCGGTCGATTTGCGCGTGTATATGGCGCAACGGACCTTCTTCATTGCCGTGTGCCGAAGAACCGGGGCCCGGACCAGCGGGCCCCGGTGATGACCCGGGCGACTTCCGAGAGCGAGCCATAAATAGTGTCCTTGTACAGAAAACCCGTATCCAGTACATCCACGGCATGGACAATGCCCTGCCACTCCCGCACCAGGCGGGTACCGGCGGGAAGGCGCGACTTTTTTGCGGAAGACCCGGCGGATCGGATGTTGGCGGATCGTTTTGCGATCAGCCTGATCTTGCGTCTGGTATCGTGGCCCAGTTCGCCATGTGTGGCTGCCTGGGCGGCGTAGGCAGTCGCATGAACCAGCAGACGGCGACTGGTGCCAGCCGGCGGCGAGCGGCCATAATATTCGGTCCAGCTTTCAACAAGATCTTTTCTGGACATCGAAGCAATTTCCTGGCACGGGCCATTGTCGGCAGCATGCGCTTCTTTCCAGTTCAATTCGCGAACATTTTTGTTGTTCAGCATGCACAACCCTCCTGTTCAGGTGGTCCATGCACGCTCCAAATGGCCGGGATTGCCAGTCTTTTCTGGTCGCTTTTTCTGGCGATTATCAGATTTGAATTCGGTCAGATTCGACCTGAATTTCCAATAATGATAAGAGGTATTCAATCATTACCCTTCGCGCCAGCCAAATCCCTGATCCCCCATAATGCCGTGACTAAAGCGCATGCCGCTCAGGTTCTCCATCTGCCATCCCCCCCAGCCCAGATATTGCGACAGGCTGTCGATCTGATCATCATGACGACCGGTCGGAAACTGCAACACTTCGGTTCTGAAATCGTCCAGCCAGGCGGCGGCTTCCGGCAGCCAGACATAACCGGCTTCCAGCATTGCGGTCCGGGCATACATCCGGCTTTCCTTGTCGCCTTCAGGCAAGATGCCAATAGGCCGGACGATGCCTTCTTCCTGAAGGTCCTGGATCAGGGAAGTGCCGGACCCCTTGTCCTCAATCAGGACTGCATCTGCCCTGAAGTGATCCGCGAGTCTGACAACAGCGCGCTTCAGGTCCGGGTATTCCAGTCGTTCCCGGAAGATGTCGATCAGATAATGGTCACTGCCCCGTCGCAGCACCGTCATGCAGACACTGTAGTCGTTAAGTTCACTTTTCTTGGAGGCTGTGTCCCAGCTCTGGGTCACGAAGTCGCCTTGCTGACGCTCCAGGGGTGAGGGATACGTCTTGAACCAGGACCATTTGATTAATCCGCCTTCCAGGGGAAGCGGGTTCTGCTGGTATTGGGCCGAAAAGACATAACTGCCCATGTGGGTCTTGATGTTTTGCAGGACGTCCAGGGGCTCGCGACCAGGATGCAGGGCTTCACCAGCCTCACGTCCGACGATCACGCCATTTGCCAGGGTGAAGTATTGTCGCTCTTCCGCTATGGCCGGCAGGTTAAGGTGAACCCATTCTTCGCCGCTGCGCAGCAGATGACCAACCAGGTCGTCATAATGAAGTCGCTGGGCCACAATGATGATGACGTCTTCAGCCTTGTTATCGAGACGGGACAGCAGCGTGTTGCTGTACCAGTCAATGACGGCCTGACGTTTTACTTCCGACATGGTATCGGTGGCATTCAGGGGGTCATCAATGATAATAAAATTGCCACCCCGACCCGTCAGCATGGCACCCACTGATGCTGCAAGCCGATACCCCCGTTTTGTTGTGGTAAACTCGGCTTCGGTGATTTTACCAGGATCCAGCCGTGTTCCGAACGCAGACTGATACCAGTCTGACTGCATCACGGCACGACAGTCCCTTGAGAACTTGCCGGCCAGGTCGCCGGAATAACTCGCGCAGACGACCCGGGATGTGGGGTCATGGCCAAGGATAAAGGCCGGCAGGGCGACTGATGCTGTCTGCGATTTCAGGTTGCGCGGCGGCAGGGTGATGATCAGGCGCTTTGTTCCACCACGCAAACAGTCCATCAGCTTGTCGGCCATTACCCGCATATGCCAGTTGGGGAGAAAGTCGACCCCGGGAAAGGCGGTCAGGAAACAGCGATGCTGGAAAGCTTCGAAATCGCTGCGCAGGACTGCGTTCAGAATATCACTTTGTGGAATGTTCATTTTGGGTCTCCTTTTTTGGTTTTGCTGCCGCGGGCTTTGTCGGGCTTTGCGGACTTTTTTGAACCGGCCTTTGTTGACCGGGGCTTCGACTTCTTTTTGTCCGATGCCAGTTGTTTGGCGTCGGCCAGATTTTGAAGTGTGAAGGCTTCAAGAACCGCGGCATCGTCGACTGGCATCACGCCTGGGGTATCATCAACGCCGGGCTGGTTTGGCGAACGATCGTTGAGGACAATGACAGTGTTGACCGCCCGCACGTCGCCTTTTATCGCCTTGTTAACGGTGGCCTTTATCATGATCCTTCGCTTTGACAGTTTCCTGGTCTTGCCGCCTTCCGTGATTGACATCATCTCGTTCAGCTCTTCATTAAGGTCGGTGGCAATATTGCGGCTGCCCTTGGGCCGTCCCTTTTTGTTGCCGGACTGGCCGGGCTTGAACCGGGTATGCACCGGCGGTTTGTTCCTGCCGATTTCATAGTCTTTTTTGCGTGCCATTATGCGTCTCCTGTTTCCCAACAACCGAAGCATTGCCTGCGAGCGCTTCAGAGCGTTCAGTACCAACTTCATCAAAGGCCCGGCCGGTCCCGGCAAGTACCGCCGTTTGCCCCGTCATGGCCTGCCAGCGGCGGACGGTGATGTCGACGTATTTCGGCTCCAGTTCCATTGCATGAGCGCGCCGACCCGTCTGCTCCGCCGCCAGAACGGTCGTGCCCGAACCAACAAAGGGATCAAGGACGATACCGCCACGGTTGGAGCAGTCCAGGATGGCGTCTTTTACCAGGGCCAGAGGTTTCACTGTCGGATGCAGGTTCAGAAGGTCATCACGGTCTGCACCAAAGCTGTTCATCCCGGCGTATTGCCAGAGGTTGGAACGGTTCCGACCGTGCTTGCCCAGTTCGACATTATTAATGTGCTTGCGGCGGCCGTTCTTGAAGATGGCGACAAGCTCGTGCTGGCTGCGATAAAGGCTGCCCATGCCGGCGTTCGGCTTGGCCCAGACGGCTATGTTCATCAACTTCGAATAGACAGCGCGTCCTGCCGTCAACAGGTCGTGTATATGACGCCAATCGATGCAGATATCATGGACCGAGCCATTGACGGAGTTGGCCGCCATTAGCCGCATCACCGTCTCAAGGAAGGTGACAAATTCGGCATCGGACATCTCGCCTGAAGCCATCGCAAACTCATCGTGATGGCGCCGGCCCGTGCCACTGACATGGCCATCGATGCGGACGTTGTAGGGTGGGTCGGAAAAAGCGAATTGGGCCTTCTTCCCGTTCATCAGTGCTGCATACGACTCAGGTGAAGTTGCATCAGCGCACAGGAGGCGGTGGGTGCCCAGTAACCACAGGTCACCGAGGCAGGTCACCGGCAAACCTGGGTCCAGCGCCAGCGGGATCTCGTCAGGCAAATTCTCGTCATGAGCACAGATGCGCTGATCGAGCAGGAAGTCGATTTCGGGCGCGTCGAAGCCGGTTATCGCCAAATCCAGGTTCAGGTCGTCGGCATCAAGCATTTCGAAAACTTCGCCGAGCAGGACAAAATCCCACTCAGCGTTCTCGGTCAGCTTGTTGTCAGCGATCATATACGCCAGGAGTTCTTCATCGCGGAGATGGTCAACACAAATAACTGGCAATTCTTCGATGCCGAGTGCTTTTGCCGCTTCGACCCTTGCGTGACCGGCGACGATGCAGTCATCAGCATCGACGATAATCACACCGACAAAGCCGAACGTCTTGATACTGCTGCTGATCTGGTGAACCTGTTTCTTGCTGTGTTTGCGCGGGTTCTGCGGATGCGGTTTTAAAGTTGACACAGTTCTGAGAGATGGTAGGTGTTGTTGTAACTTTTGCATGACATTCTCCTCAATCCGATTGATGAGTGAGTAATGTAAGCCATGCCATAGACACCAAGTTAAACTCGGGGAAGTGTTTAAAATCAGGAGGTTATGATGAGTAAATCATCGTGGATTCGATGTCCGGCCACCGGAATTTCGAAATCAACACTTGCACGGGCAGACGAATGCTTTCTGATAAGCGACAACGAATACAATACGAACCGCCACGAGCGTTGCAACATTTTCAACAAGCAAGAAATTGCCCGTGAGGCTGGTTTTTCTGACTCTAGACATTTTTTTGAGAATGTAGTCACACATCCGTCGAGCCCTTTTCATATCGATAAAACTTTGGTGACAGATCCACAGGGTTGCGACGTGGAAACGGTTTGGGCTACGAATACAAACTCGGTGCATGCGGGAAAGCAAAATTACAAGGATGCCAAAGCGTCGGACAAATTTGCGCGTGACATCTTGTTGAATGCTACAGATTGCACCTCGGTGCAAGTTTGGTGATATGAAACGAAAATTTATTCAGGCTCATAACCTGAAGGTCGCAGGTTCAAATCCTGCCCTCGCAATCAACAAAATCAAAGGCTTAGCAGGTATCCTCTGCTAGGCCTTTTTTCTTGTGTCCGGCTCATGTCCGGAAACGATGTGGTGCTCAGACGTGATTTGGTCACTGATGATCGAATGTCGGAACAGTGGAAGGGTACCACCCTTTTTTCTGGCACGCAGGAAATCACCCCCGTCAATAACCCCACACAGACACCCTGGAAATTTTGAATTGTTCGGGCATAAAGGAAGGCCCTCGTAAACAAGCGAAAGCGGACGTTTTAACTTCCGCTTTAGTTCCAATAACTGCCATTGTTAGGAGGTTCATTAAACTTCCCTTGTTAGCCATCAACGGACTTGCCGTCGTCCAGTGTCGGAACTTCGGAATTGAATACGCCAGACAGGGTCGCTGGACATGTGCCGGTGACTTGCTCTACGCCACGACAGCTCATCTTTCGTTCCGAAACCTGGCCAATGTTACGAGACCTGGTTGCATATCCGAAGCCGAAGCGTTTGTCTGCGGCTATTCTGTGTCCAATGTGTGCAGTTCCCGACGCATGATTTTGCCAGTGCTGGTTTTGGGCACGTCATCCACAAACTGCACCTGTCGAGGGCATTTATAAGCGGCCAGCGATTTGCGGCAGAAATCGATCATGTCCTGCCCCGACCCGGTCGCGCCTTCTTTCAAAACCACATATGCCTTGGCGATTTCGCCTTTCATCTCATCCGACTGTTTGCCCACGGCTGCGAGCGCCACGTCCGGATGAGCGGCCAAGACCCTTTCAATCTCGGCGGGATACACGTTGTAGCCGCCGGTCAGGATCATGTCCTTTTTGCGGTCGACGATAAAAACACAACCATCCTCGTCCATCGTGCCAAGATCGCCTGTGTGGAGCCAGCCATCGGGTTCGAGTGTTTCACGGGTTTTTTCTTCGTCACCAAAATAGCCCATCATCACGATGGGTCCATAGACCATCAGCTCGCCAACTTCGCCGCGCGGCATGGTTTTGGACGCATTGTCCACATCCGCGATGCGAAGTTCGCAATAGGGAATTGCGCAGCCGATAGAGCCGTGCTTGTTCTTGCCGTAAAGGGGATGCGTCGAGCCCAGTCCAGCAATCTCCGTCATGCCCCAGAGCTCATAGAGTGGGATTTTAAAGCCTTTTTCGACAGCTTCCATAGTTGCTACCGGCATGGTCTGACCGCCCACGTAGCAACGCTTTAGACTGCTGAGATCGGCTTCGGCAAAGGCCGGACTGTTCAGCATAAACATGTACATGGTGGGCACGCCGTCGAATATTGTCGCCTTGTGATTCGCGATATCCTGTAGGATCAAACCGGGGTCGAAAGTTTTGTGCAGAACCAGTTTGGTGCCAAACATCATCATGCCTGTCATCAGGACATTTGCGTAAACATGGGGACATGGCAACGCACTCACCACCACGTCGTCCTGGCCCCGCATATGTATCTGGCTGGTCATGGCACCGTTAAAAATGACGGCCTTGTGGGATTGCA